GCGCAGTACCCGCTTCATCACCCACAACAACATTATAATTACCACCGCTTGCAATGCTGTTACCTGCGTTAACACCTGCGCGGAAGTTACTTGTTCCTGCTGAAGCCGTGATGATGTCTGCGCCATCTGCAAAAGTTACATCTGCGGCAAAGTTAACAGCACCATCTACGTCTACCACGTCAAGATTAGTTGTGCCGTCAACGTCTAGGTCGCCGCTAATATCCAGAGATGCCGCGATGATCTCACCACTGGCATTGATAGCTCCATTGATATCAATGGTTGTGGCGGCTATCTGAATCTCTGTATCTGCGACAATATCGAGTTGCCCGTCTGTACTAGAATTTATGTATATTGCGGCATCGCGGAACTGAACCTTCTGAGCGCCATCCACATCAATGTCAGTTGATCCAGTGGTGTTACCGTTAGCAAGAATCTCCGCTAGGGTGTCAACAGTCCCAACTTGGCTATCAACATAAGCCTTAATACTTTGCTGTGTTGCAAGTTTGACGGCGGAGTTACTCGCCATGTTATCTTCGTCTTTGATCCCGGTTACGGTAGCACCGTCACCCGCAATATTAACGCTGGTGTTCGCAACAACCGTAGTGCCTGTGACAGCCGCCGCGGTTGAACCGCCTATTACAGTGGCATCTATTGTGCCGCCGTTAATATCGGCGGTAGTAGCAACAATCCCGTCAACCTTTAGGTTAGCGTATACGTTTACTACAGTAGCGCCTGTTCCGCCGCCGTTGAATTTAACAACCACGTCAGTACCCGCCGCAATCTCAAGATCGTTGCTCGCACTGTAGTTACCTTGGAAAATGAATATAGAACGGTTACCCGAAAGACTGTTTCGGATATTACATATTTTTTCAGCATCGTTGGGAGTAAGTTGAACGTAAGCTGCCGCGCCTAAGTCGCCACCGTCACCAAATTCGATCCACTTATTACGACCGGTAGACGAGGCACCGTTGGTAATAGTAATTGAGTTAGGCGAGCCGGAAGAACCTGCTGAACCTAAAACGATTGCGACTGCGCCGTTGATGGCCTCATCTAGTATATTAGAGTTATCATTAACTGTATCGCCCCATGTACCTGATTGCTCACCGGTTGCCGGTTTTTCAATCCCGAGGTTGACTGTATATGTACTGGGCATCTTTAATTCCTCACGCGGCTATTTTTGTCCAATTAGCGTTCTGGTTGGGCACTTCCTCTGACCATGTTGGCGATTGGCTTGGCGTTATTTTAGTATAGTTCGGATTTTGATCCGGCACAATACGTCCATAAACCAGCACTTGCCCAACAACCCCAGTTGCATTGACTCCTGTTACATTAACAATAGCGTCTGCATTTGCAACGACGCTACCCACTTGTCCTGTTGCCTGAACACCCGTAACTACAATGGTTTGTCCAGTTTTTGTCGTTACTGCGCCAACACTTCCAGTGCCTGCAAGCCCGGCTACACTTACGTTTGCACCTGCAATGACGGTGGTTGTACCAACTACGCCTGTTGCTGTGAGACCTGTCGGATATACGTTTGCGTTAGCTGCTACGGTAACTCCGCCAACACTTCCAGTAGCGGCTAAACCTGTAACGGGGACATTAGCGGCGGCATCTACGGTGACCGCACCAACAACACCCGTTCCCGCTACCCCTGTAACGTTTGTGTTTGCATCTGCGGTAACAGTGACTCCGCCAACACTTCCAGTAGCGGCTAAACCTGTAACGGGGACATTAGCGGCGGCAGTGACACTTACTGTGCCCACACCTCCGACTGATCCCGGAAGCCCTACATCTTGTCCCCACGCACCGCCACCCCAACTTTGGCTGGACGAATTCCAACCTTTAAAGGAGACGATTATGTCAGTCATTACGCTATCCGAATAATCGCGTTGCTTGCATCAGCCGTTGGGAACACTACAGTAAAGTCGCCGGCGGTAGAGGTCTTATCTCCACCAAAATCCAAAACAATTACGGCTGGATTGGTTAGAGAGATAGACGTCGTGTTCGGAGTAGTGTTGTAAATCAACGCTCCCCGAGCCGTAACGGTAGCGTTAGACCACGTTTCATCTGCGAAATCCAGCAAAGCTGTCGTTCCCGACGAGGTAGGGTCCACAGGGTTTAAAGCCTGACCGCCTGCCGAGTAATTAGTTCCACTAACTTCGTTAGTGTTCGCATACGCAGTCGTAGACGCATTAAGCGTCGCCGAATTCGTATAAAGCGCAATTTTAAATGTATCGCCGCTTGACGCGTCGAAATCGTGGGCACCGTACAGCAATTCTTTCTTAAAGCTGGTGCACATGAAGTTTCCGTTAAAAGCCATGGTCACAGTCTCCTTATATGTTTAGCAAGCTCTGTTTGGCCTGCGTCGGTTAAAGCGTTATACACAGTAGTTCTATCGGACTTAACGGCCTCACGTATGTAAAATACGAGGGTTTTAAGTAACTCTCCTCGAAAAGCGTGAGCTTGCGCCCTAATTGCAGGGTTTGCGTCATCAGAAATGGCTATAATCTTATTAGCACACCTCTCTGCAAGCTCCTCTGGTGTAAAACCTCTTCCATTAGTGGTGTGTACGGCCACTTTGAAAGTTGGCACATTCCCTAGTCCTGAGCCCTTCATTGTTTAGGCCTTCTGACTTGTCCAGTACGGTACTCATCCGTTACTTCTTTAGCTTCACCCAACATCTTCATTCCAGAAACCGCTTCAGTAAATCTTTTCTCGTATAGCGCCATCATGTCGGGCTCACCCTTCATGAATATGTACGCTTCTATCAAAGAACCGTACAACAAGGCTATCGAAGCATTTTCACTAAGCCATGTTGTTCCGCCCGCGGCTCCCGCAGTCAAGCTGGCAGGCCTATAAAAGTAATGTAGCTCTACATTATACGCCGCATTTGGGGTAGGTCCTAAAATAAAGTTATCTACGTCATAAACAGCGTAATATCGGGGTAAACCAACGGTCGCTGCGTCCGGGTTAAATGATTGCACATAATCAGGGTCTTTAAAGTCTAAAAAAACGTGATCACTGCTGGCATCGACAAAAGACAAGGAAAAAGGCGCTAAATAGTCGCTAGGGCAGGCCAAAAATCGGTTCGCATTGGCCATACTGCCGCTTACATTCTTGCGGAAAAGGCTTAACTGAACACTTTTAAGTATTCTTTCCTCTGCCTGCGTAATAAAAGTAGACAAATTGTTAACAAAAGACGTTTCAGTGTTTTCTGTGTAGTCCTGAATAGCTGTTTGTAGTTGCGCGTAGGTAAAACTCATACGGCCACCGTCACTGTTCCAACTTGCGTGAACGCCTGCACTGGTCTCAAGTCAGGTGCGATCACTAAAGGCACTCCCACGTAAACGTCTAAGGGTTCTACTCGATCCGGACGTGCGTTTTGCAAAGCTTCCGGGTCAGACACTTTACGAAAAGGACCCAATTGAGGCTGTTTAGCCTCCCACTCGTCTGGGCCAACCAAAAGACCGTTCCATTCCTTTCTCATCAGGCGATAGGGGTAGCGAAAACCGTCCCTGTCTGAGATTGCGTAAGAATCTTTACCTGAAGCATATTTAGCCATCAGCCTACCCTGTAATAATCAAACTGGGGCGCAACGTTAAAGGAGGCGCGGTCTCGATCCTCTACTGCGGCCCTTTCAAACTCTTCTTCATACATCTCTTTCAGCATCTGAACCCGATTTGGCGCCCGCTTTAAGGCCAGATAGTAAGCTAAACCTGCCGCTAAACAAGGGTAGAACCTAAAAGGTAAGTCCATAGTGTTTGTGTAGATGTCGGCATCGTCCATACGCGTTAACGCGTCATAATAAACAACATCGGTGTTGTTATTAGGTACGGGCCATAGCTTTAGGTTAGGTGAAACCTGTCGGTCCAAGAAGAATTGATTAACTCGACCTTGGGTGGTCTTGTTAGGAATAGCCAAAAAACCGTCACGGCTCAAGCGTAATAGGGAGTAGTCTGTGCTGTCACGCTGAACAACAACAGATAGAATATCAATAACGTCCGCGCCTACGCTGTATTCACCTGTACCGGGAATCATCGTGATAGTGCGTTGTTTAATTGTCCATTGATTTAGACCACGGTTAGCCCAGTCCGCCAGCAATAGGTTCAAAGACCGCTTTGCGGATTTTAGATCGTAACCCGTCCGAACTTCAAGACCGCAGCGTTCAAATGCCTCTTCGACATATTCGGCGACGTCTAGCTCAAAATCTTTGCTTCCAGATGTAGCCATACCCCGTACCTACCTCTTTTTAACTTTTTTAACCATTCCGCCGCCACGCATCTTTTTAACCATTCCGCCGCCACGCATCTTTTTGACAGTTGTCTTACGCTTCTTTGGTTTCATTGCCATTTTTTAGCTTCCTATATAAAGTTTCTCTTAATTCGTATATTTCACGTGCATTATATTCAGCATCGTAAGTATCATAGTAGCTTTTTTTAGCTAACTTGTCTGCCGCTTGTTGCAGCTTAGACAAACGCTGAACGAATATCATAGCATAGGGTGTTTCTACCAAAGGCGCAAACGCCACCTCTTGAACAAAATCGCTAGGAGCGTCGTCCGGGTGGAAACCCATCAACCAAATGTCTTTGTCTATAAACATACCTTCTGAAATACGGTAGTTTAACCCGTCTAGGTATTCGTGGAAATCTTCTGAATTCTTGGTGTTCCCTAGATCAGCAATGATCGCAATATCTTGTTTGTCGTCCCACTGTGAAACACAGGAATATAAGGTCTGGTAGTTCTCTTCGTGAATAAAAAGAATAGCGACTTTGTCGTCTGCCCAAGCGTTACGAGCATAGGGACACGGGGGCAAGTTGTTAAAGTAAGGGTTAGGTTTTTCTAAAATATCTAAAGACCAAAGTCTGATCTCTTTTACAATCTCCGCCTCTAAAGGGTCACTAAAGAAAGCTATGTTCATGGCTACGACAAAAACTTGTGCACCAGCGGTGCTATTATTATCAAAATCGCAAGACCCCAAATCTTAAGGTCCAAAGATTTTATAGAAAGTTTTTGTTCGCTTAACTGCTCTTCAATCCGCTTGTAGCGTAAGTTACATTCAGCCTCGTGCTTTTCGAGCTTGGCTAAAACTGCTGTCACTTCCATCATGCCTCCATCACGCCCTGTCGGTCTTTTCTTACCCTGCGCTTTTTTGTGTTTCGTAGAAGGAGTTACATGCGTGTCCATAACTACCTCAATTGTAAAATACCGTTATGTTGGTGACGTTAGTCAGTACGGCATAACATCCGTCACTAAATAACATCCCCTCGTCTGGTATGTAAACACTGTCATCCGTACTGTTAGCAAAAGCTAACGTTAACTGCGTGGCCCCGCTCGTACTTCCGGTCTTTAACACCAAAGAAGGGCTAGAACCCGCTTGATAATGAATAGCCTTTATACGCGCCCTGCCCGCAAAAACGGTTCCGGTTGCGGTTAGGTAGGTTGCTTTTACATCAGACGCCATGGTTTACCCCTTCTTCAACTGTAAAAAACAGTAACCGACGTAATAGCGGTTACCGCAGATATCCAGATATCCGAGACTCGAATGCCGTCAGAAGGGATGTTAGCAGAGTGCGTTGCCGAGGCATTTAAATCCATGTCCAAGGCAACAGCGCCGCCGTTTCCGTCCGTTATTGTAAGGCGTGGAGAACCCGTCGTTGTTTTGACTTGAACCTGCCTAATACGAGCGGGACCAACACCTACTGATCCCGTCGCGGTGATGCGTTTCGATCTTACGTCTGAACCGGACATTTAAAACCCCTTATGCTAATTGTTTAAGCGAGGTTATTATTCTGCTGGTACAACACTGTAGCGCGAATTTCGCCGTTGGAGGTCGCGCCTGTAGATGTCCAAGTTAGGCGAAGATCAGAAGCGCCGGTATCAGCCCAAATTAATGCGCCGCCTGCTTCAGTAGTAGGGTATTTACGACCCGCGCCAGAGGCTACAGAGATTGAAAAAGAGTTTAAAAACGTGGCGTTACCGCCCGCTACATCGCCAATGCTAAATACGCAAGTTGCACCAACCATAACACCAACAACGTCAAGGACGATATCAATGACCTGAGAGTTTGCTGGGATAATAACTGTAGTTGTATTTGCAGCAGAAGCGCCGCCGTCTAAATCAACACCCGTTGAGAACGTTTGAGCCATTACAACTTGGCCGGTGTTCTTTACGTTATCGCCTACAGTAGTTCCTGTAGTGTGTTTGATTGTCCCTGCTAGAATTGGTCCTGCAAAAGTCGTGGCGGCCATAATAAGTTCCTCATATGCGAGTTAAGGTGAACCTGTCTGCATATCGTCAGTCGGGGACTGTCAGATTCGCCGGGGTGTTTCCCGATACATTAAACATAACATTGTACAGCATTAGGTGTCAATATTAAGCAAAAAAAAGGAGGCCGAAGCCTCCTTTCTAGTACAACAGGTTTGCGTAAAATTACGCAGCGCCGGGAGTACCGTAAACACCACGCCAATCGGATACACCGAATGAGTAACGTTCACGCGCCTTAAAACGCATGTTGCCAGTGTCAAAGTCGCCTTCCATTGCCGTTTTAATGGCAGAACGGTTGAAGAATTTGAAGCCGTTAGGTGCGTCAGTCTTGATGAAGAAAGCATCCGTGTCAGTGAGGAAGTGGTTTACCACCGCACCGTCAGGGAGCATCCCCATAGCCTTAGTTGCGTTAATGTCGTTATCCGCAGTACCAGAGCGCAGGTTCGAGTTAATAACTCGCTCTGCGATGAACTGAAGCTCTTTAGGTATAATAAGCTTCATGCCGCGAACAGCAATCTTCAAACCACGCTCGTCTGTCATGCCAGCAACATCAATCAACATCTGCTCTAACGAAGTTTCGTTAAGGTCGGCAGCAACTGCCAAGACGTTGGTTTGGTTACCGGATAAAGACGGATGCGCTGCTGAACAAAGTGCTGCACCGTCGCCAACCGCATTGACACCAGCCGTGAACGCATTGTTCAGGATTGCTGCCGCTTTGATTTGCTTAGTCTGAGCCATAGAGCGAGCCAGAGCTTTGGTGTAGCGCGATGCAAGACGATCATACAGATTGTCTTCCACTGCTTCCTCAGTGATTGAGAACGCAAGCGCAATGGTTTCGTGAGTGTAACGAGCGGTATAAGTCTCTTGGGCATCGTCAAAACTGATGGACTGGCCTTCATTTTTAACAGGTGCTGTTGAGAAACCACCGAGCATAACTTCTTCTTCAAACGCTCTGTCCGAAGACTCTTCGTCAAAGATTGCAGTGTGCTCATTTTCGTAACGATTGTATTCGAGTCCAAACAAGGCGTTAAGGCCGGGTTCAAGCTCTTTCGCTAATTGTGCGCGAGAAATAGCCATGTCTTAGCCCTCCTTATACGCCTGTCGCGGTCGCGGTGGTCTGCGAGTCGAAACGGCTTGTGTTTGAATTATAATGAGCGTTGATCCTGACAATAAAAGGAATACCGGCTGCTGCAAAGTCAGTGTTCCCTGCATCGTCCTGAATGCCAACAATACGCAAAGGCAACGTTGCCGTTGTTGCAATTGTAGACACGCCCAAGGCGGATGTTGAATTACCAACACTAGAGCCAGCTCTAGCAGAAGTACCCAACGAAGCGTTTGCGAACACTGCTGCTTGTGCGGTAGCACGATCAGTAGTGGTTGCGTCAGACGCTACTTTAAACAACTGGTTAGGGTTGTCGGCGACGAAAGCTTTAACAGGATAGTTTGTATCCACGCTTACAGAACCGGAACCGGGCCAGTAGCTGACCCATATTGGTTTCTTAGAAACCGAGTCAACATACTCCACGCCCATCAGGACACCAAGTGCGGGGGTAGTTCCCCCACTTGTGGCACCAGCATAGTCAATAACACCCGCAGCAAGCGGAACGCAAAGACCATATTGGTAGATCACATTGGTATTATTAGAAGCGATTTCATACTGAGTTACACCAGTAGAGTTTACACCGCTTCCAACAAGCCCGATAGGACGGAGACCATAGGCAGTATTTGTATTAGCCATTTTAGTTCTCTCCTAAAGGGGTAGCCCTTTTCATTTTTTGGGGCCACCGAAAGTTACACGAGATTGACGGTCAGGTTTATTGATCGTCATCGATGAATGTGCATTCTCTCTCATCATGTCGTGATCCACTGCATCCATCTGGTCTTTACTTCGACCTGCGAAGTAGTTAGTCCTTTCAGTTACAGTTTCATCCGGAATCCGAGCGAGTAGCAATCCGCCAACTCCAAACACACCTTGATATTTACCTGTTTCAACAGTAGGGCTTTCAAAGTCAGGGTACTCGTCCTTACGGACCAGTTCATAACCTTCCCTTAATTTGGCACTGATGTTTTTTGTATCATCAAAACCACGCGTTTCGGCGCGAATCCAACGATGCTTAAAGCCATCAGGGGCAGGTGGTGCATCTAGCATAGACGGGGGAGACCATGGCTTACGAACAGCTTGTTTCTCCCTAGTTTGGTTAGCGCGAGAAGTACGGTTCATAGCAGAACTACTTTTTTCTTGATCAGTTTGTTCAGTCATTTTCTTTTACTCCTTCACGTATTTCGCATATTCTTCAAGCGGCACACCCAATTTTTTCGCAATTGCGACTTGGCTCGGGGTGAGTCGGACCTTTCTCCCACTACTGCGCCCAGATGGTGTTCTTGAAGCACCGATGACCGTCTGAGCGGGTCGTCTATCGGAGCTTTTTGAGCCGTTTCCAAACTTGTCAGAGATACGGCGATCAAGTTCAGTATAGTAGTCTTCTCCGTTCGGGTCAAACCCTTCGTCTTCGACTAGTTTTTTGTGTATACCAAACGCGGCATAAGTCATCGCTTCGTCTGCGCCAAACCAAGTGTTACGCATGGCCCACGACTCTGCTTTAGGGTCGGGCCTTTTAGGCTGCTGTGCGGGCATAGGCGAACGAGCTTGATGCTGTTGAGCGGCGGCGGCTTGTTGTTGAGCGGCGTCGGCTTGTTGTTGCTGTCGCTGAGACTGCATTTTTGCCTGATTAGCACGGTCTTGTTGGATAGCTAAACTTGTGAGTGTTCGTTGAGCCTCAACAGTTGCTTGACTATCCCCTAACTCAATTGCGCGAGTTAAATTAGCCTCCGCTTGGGATATTTGAGTGTTAACCCGGGTGGTGTACTCTTCAACATAGTTGGTGTCTAAGCTAGACATCCGTTGTTTAAGGGTATTTGATTCACCCTGAACAGCTTGAGCGTACTTTATTGCTTCCTGCTCACGACGTTCTGCTTCACGCATCTTTTTAGTAAGACGGCTAATACGTTTCTGGGTTGACGTCTCGGCTTTGGTAAACTGATCTTCAGAACTTTCAGAACCTCCGTCGTCTTCACGAGAAGTCTCCGTTACTTCTACCTCTACAGCTTCCGCATCACCGACGTCTAATTCGACTTCGTTATTTTCGGCCATTATTATCTCCTTAGTTTAATTGATGTATGTCTTCCGGGTCCAGAATGGTTGATAGAATTTCATCATCATTCAGAATTCTGACTTCTCCGCCGTCTATCTGGAAGCGTGAACCAGCATAACGGGCAAACATTACCCATTGCTTTTCTGCGCACCATGGTCCAGTAGGGAACTTGGCCGTATCTTGGTAGGCGAGTGGGCCCACTTTAAGAACGTAACCAACTTGAGTGGAGATTTGGCTTTTTTCTACTGTTTCACTAGGTAGAAAAATACCGCCTGCGGTTTTACCCCTACCCTGATAAGGTAGGATCAAAATCCGCCAACCCGTAGGGTTAGGCATCCGGTCTAAGAGAGTTTTCCCGATGGCTTCGGGATTCAAGCGTGGTTTTTCCACGTAAGCATCTGCCAGACTTTTGGCTTCTTGCTCTGCCTTGGCTTTTGCTCTTTCTTCGTTAGCAATCTCTTTGGCAGTTTTTTTGAAAACTACTTTTGGAGGTTGGTTTTCCCTGTCTTTTTCTTGGCTAATCATAATGATTGCTCCTGTTTATCTAGCAGGCTCTTGAGTTCCTGTTCCACGTGGATAAGGCAGTCTAAATTGCCCATAAGCTCACGATATTGTTCCATTGACTTGACATTACCGTATATCATCAAATCTGTCACGCCTTGCCGTCTATCTCTCAATATTCTAAAAACAGCTTCGGCCACGTAAAGTTCGTCCATCTACCCCTCGCATATAATCAAACATTGTCTGATATAATCGTATCACACCTTGCAGGAGAGGGGCTAGGACAAAATAAAGAATTATGAGAGAGAGCGCAGCTCAAAATGGGGTCCATCAATAAAAGGGCGTCTACCCTGAGAGCGACGAAGATCAACATAACTATTCATTGCCGCTTCCATCGTGCCGTCCCATGTACGGATATCATCTACCGTCCATGACCCGCCCCAACGAATATGAGCGCCATGCTCTTCCGCCGCTATCTTCATAGCGTCCGCCAAATCGTCATACAAAGAAAGCTCCCACGATCCTCGCGAACCAACATACGCCATTAGGTCAACGGCGTGTGAATAACCGTCGTCTTGAACCAAGTGGTTACTCTTCATGGTTTTGGACGCGCCTTTGTCAAACAACTCTTGCTGCTCGGCCAACGTCCGGACACCGCAGACAACTCCAAAATCTGTGCGTGTGTGCTGGATCGCAGTTTCAATAACCTTAACCAGTAAAGGGTGGACGCCTTCTAGTTTGACCCTACTACTATTTGATAAGTTAAAAGTCATTTTGCAAGGCCTTTTGTGCGTTCGAAGGTTCTGAGGCCTCCGAGACCGAGCATTCCCATGAGAACGGGCATCATTACCGACATGTCCGCTTGTGGAACGATTACGCCAAAACCGGCAGCAATGGGCGAGACTAGAAAATTTACGGCTAAACCTAACACGCAAATATGCCCACATAACGGCCTCCATGACGACTGAAACCAGCTTCCCTTGGCATCGGCAGTATTCAAAGCGATCTGCGCAAGGGCTATTTCCTGACCATGCCTTTCCGCCATGGTCCCGATTTCATGCGCCAGTTTGGCCTTCTGATCCTTGTCTTCAATGAACTTATCTAACAGTTCTGTTACAGGGCCTATCAATGCTTGTAACATTAGTTAACCCGCAAATGGATTGCCTATTTCGGGGTTATTCCCTAAAGAACCTATGCCTTCCTGAGTTTCAGGCCGTGCAAAAGGATTCACCGCATTACCCGGTTGTGTTGGAGTAGCGCCGGTCAAAGCATAATTAGTCTCGGCTCTTACATCAACATCTTGCGCTACGCGTGAAGCACGAATGCCCGTCTCCGGATCGGGCTCGTTTCCGCCGAGGTCATCAACAGGTTCTCCCTGTATTGCGGGAACACTGTCGTTGCGGGTTCCGCCAACACCCGCGTTACTGAAGATATTACCAAGGTTCTCATAGTTAAGTACACCGTTAGGGTTCGCGGTACGCCAGTCGTCTATTGCGGTTTGTTGCGCTTGGGTAAAACCACTCGAATTAAGCCCTGTTTCAGAGTCATACTGATCGCTTTCGCCGGGGTCGCTTTCTTCAGTGTCGCTTTCTTCAGTGTCGCTTTCTTCAGTGTCGCTTTCTTCAGTGTCGCCTCTGCCTGCATTCCAATTGAACCAGTCCAACATGCTACCACCGTTTGCTCTCCACGCGTCTAGGCCGGCTTGCTCCTCTCGCGTCAGACCGAGGTCATTAAGCCCTGTTTCAGGGTCATAATCGTCTTGGACATCAGGCTCTTCTTCTTCTTCCTCTTCTGCGGGCGGCTGTCCTCCTTCTTCTTCCTCTTCTGCGGGCGGCTGTCCTCCTTCTTCTTCCTCTTCTGCGGGCGGCTGTCCTC